TCAGGGTGAAATACATCACGACCTGCCTCTGTGCCCATTAGCTGGAGTGCTAATCTTGGTGAGAATTCACGACCGAGTTTTTCCGACCACCACTTATCTGGTTGCTCGCGCCATGCTCTTGACTCAGGCGTATTACCTTCAAGCATTTCACGATTCCAACCAAAAATAATGGAACAAGCATCTTTTAAACTATTCGCATAACTCTCTTTGAAGAAACCATGACGATCTACCAAGAGATCTGCGACTGTACCTTTACCTGCTCCAATAAAGCCAACTAAACCTACGATCATAAAATCTCAAAGAGATCCGACGTAGTTGGCAACTGCGCCCATATCACCAGTGAACGGATATGTTCCAATATGATGAGTTTTCATCCATGGGCAAAGCCAAATTTTACCACCAATTTTACGCCACCACTGGCAGAACATATAATCTTCAGACAAGTAACGATCGCTCTTTCCGTGATCAATTACCGTGTCGAAGTATGCGTGAATATATCGCGAACCATCGAAGTTTGCTTGACCGACATGATCTGGCTTATAGTTGAATTCAGGATAGGCTTCTTTGAATTTACCAAAGACTTCTCGTTGCACCATCATGAATCCAGTTCCAATTTCTAGAACTTCTAATGGTTCGCCAACATTGAATTGCCCTGTACCTTGAACGGCATTAAACACATAATCGCCTGTAACTTTTTCAAGTTCTTGTGGTGAAATGTCAGGTTTACGTTTTACTGCGTCAATAACAGCGTTCCACTTAATTGACTTCTTTGGATATGGTCCACCAATGACTTCTTTATCCAAAGCAAGCATCGCGATAACATCTTTTGGATCGAAATGAATGTCTGAGTCGATGAAAAGCAGATGCGTAAATCCAGAACGGAGAAATTCATCTACAAGATAGTTACGTGCACGAGTGATAAGTGACTCGTTAAAAATATATGAGAATCGAGTTTCAATTCCATAATTCGCACAAACTGCTTGCAAGTCTAAACTAGACTTAACATACATACCATGAGCCATGCCACCATACATAGGGGTGGCTACGAATAGTTTCTTCTTACGAAGTTGTTCAACAGAGATTTCAAGTTGCATTATTATTCACTCCACTAAAAAAAGATTTAACATTATCAAGAATCTTTTGTTGGTCGTCGAGATTCTCATTTACCATCACTTCTATATAGTCCATCAAAGTTAGCGAACTGCGGATATTTGATATTTTAGTCTTACGAGAATTTTTAAATTTCTCGTCTTGATCGTCTTTACGGTCGATATGACGTTGATCTAACGTCGAGTTCTTGACTGTAAGAATTAAGATTTTAAAATTCTCAGGAAACTTTTCTGAAAGGAAGTCTAACATCTTAGCGTTAAACAATCGATCGCCTTCGAAGATTACATTAATGTTGTGTCCGCCTTCGTTTGAGTCTTTATCGAGACCAATGAAGAACTTTTCAGCGTCTGGTTGAACTGCCATTGACAAACGATCTGTGCCCTGAAAGGCATTACCATCATTTTCATATTTTCCAAGAATATAGAAATTGAGTTTCTCAGAATACATCGCATCAAGAAGTTTCTCTGGCTTACAAATCTTCCAATCATCAGCCATCGAAATCAACTTGAACATCAGAGTGGTCTTACCAGTTGCTGGTTCACCACCCATCGCAATCACTTTTACCATAATGCCTCCAAACCTTCCTTTACAGGTTGTTCGTCTTCAAACATCCAATCAAGTCGTTCTATTTTACCTGTTCTCAAATAGTAAGTAAACTTTTCTTTGTTAATTTTATTTCTTGGAGCAAGTCTTAGATCAAGCGTTTCGTGGCGTGCTTGCCACAACACATTCCACTCAATACCTGTCCAACCATCACCTTCTGTTTGAGTAATTTCTTCAGACTGACGATCCAGATAATACCCAAGATAACGCCCATGATGCTCACGAAAGATTTTCTTGAATGAACATAAACAGGTTTCCATCGTGAAGAAATCTATTTGGCTACTCAGTTGAGGGAATCGAGATCTGGTTTCCTCAAGTATTTCCTTGGCATGACTTTCAAGGTCTGCGCATTCCCCAGCAGTGAGTTTAACATCGTATTTGTCGTCTTGCCCGAGGGCGAGATGCAAACCATTACGATGAGAACGAGAGCCTGCAAAATCGTCAAGCATGAGGCTGTCAGGTACACAGTTAATGCCAGCAGTATGAGTGAGGTGCTGAAGATAAAACCAAGTGGAATAGCGACCAAATTTATAAAGAGAAGTTTTAAGATTATTCCAAAGGTTGTTAAAAGTTTGTTTTTCGTTGTCTCCATAATATTTCTCTAAAACCTCACGTTGAATTTTCTTGCCAATAAACTTCTGGTAAGACTCGAACATGACTGGCAAGTGACCTTTGTTCCATTTTGTATCTGTCTGATAACGCAATCGCTGATAGTTTTGACTATTCCACCATTCAATACGATCAACGGTAGCAAGTTCATAATCTGGGAATTCATTCTTTAAAACCCATGCAGTCGGTAACTGATATGTGTTGCCGTACAACCAAGCAAACCAAAGTCGTTCTTCACTGTTGTGTTCATATCTCTTATGAAGATAGTTTGTCATCCACACCGCTGGATCGCAATCGCCAAATTGCATTGACCAAGCATACCAGCGAATGAATTCTTCACGGCGTTGAAGGTTCATGTTTTCCAATAAAGACTTTTAGTGCCTCTTCCAACATAACAATTACTTGCTTATGTAATTCAGTTCCTTGAGCGAAGTTAGGATCTGGGATTTTAGGAACATTAATCAACGAACTAATTCGTGTGGCTTTCTTAAAAACTTCCTCACCGAATTTCTCACGAAGTTTATTCTCGTTACTATTGTCCATGTAGAATACAACATCAGCCCAATCAATCAGATCTTTTGATACAGGAGTTGAGCGAATACCTGTACCATCATATCCAGATTCACTCAATGCGGTGCGCATCTTCTTTGCAGTGATTTCGTTACCCTTTGTATCTTTAAGAGCAGCTGATTTTACATTCCAATCTGGACGCATTTTCTTTAAAATGATTTCACCTGCAGCAGAGCGGTTGATATTGCCATGACATACAAATAAAACATTCATAGACCTTGCTCTCGTAGTTGTACCATATGCGGATAAATGTCCTTTGAGTTTATACTACCAACAGCATCAATGTCAATCTTTTCTCGCAATGCGTTTAATCTTTTTTCAACAACCTTTCGACTATGCGCATCAAAGTTAGTCCATTGATAAATCTGTTCAGTTTCAAATTCATAAGGTTGGAATTTAGGAAACTTATATGACGTTTCCCAGAAAATATCTGTGGGGGTCTTTTCTGTATTTAATGCAGCGTCTAGAAATTCTCGACACCAACTAATACACGATTGCATTTCGGTCATATCCAAAGTTCCAGGAAAATGACGGAATTCAATCGTATTTGTTTCTTCCCACATTTGACGAAGATTGATTCCTGCTCTTGGAGAGAAGAACCACATACGCCCCTTTTCCGTCAAGGGCGCATGTTCTTCATAAAACTCTTGAGTTGTTTTTGCGTTTAACATTGCATTGACGCGAGACGCAGGTAACTTGTATTGGTGTGACTTATGTCGCCGTTTCATTCGTTTTAGTTCCCATTCATATACTTCTGGCGCAAGCATACTCTTACTTGGAACGGGAATTGTTTCCACAATATCAAATGCTAATTGTTGAAACTCATCAATATATCTTAATAGTTTTTTACAACTTTCAAGATCATCTTTCAAACCAGGAACGCGAACGTGAATGTGCAGATTGCTCCTATAGTTTACAATAGGAGTAGGTTTGAGCATCGCATTTATTTCAGCAATATGATCTATTTGTTCTTGAATTGTATTCGTAGGTTTTGTGTTTATCTCACCACCATACTTGTACAAAAGACCTAGCGGATCGTTCGCAATGCCTGTAGTACTGACGCACGTATTGTCTTTGTCGTTCCACTTTGCTCCAATTGGGAGTTCATTGAATCGATAAGAATCGCCATATTCAAGTTCAACACCGTATGTGAAACTTGTTTTATCATAATGCATATTTTGCCTTTACGTCGTTAATCAGACGAAGTTGATTAATTAAAAACTGTTTTCTATTATACCTGACGAAAGCATATTTCGCTATTTTTTTCCGATCTTCCATAGTGTATTTTTGGAACCGTTCAATAGCAACTTTATATTGTTCTGATGTTGGTATATTAGTATTTCGGTCAAGAAGTGCCATTGAAAAAGGATGCATGTGTTCCTGTTCTGCAACATAGTCGCTACCAAGAACAATATATGGAACACCAAACGTCGCACCTTCCATAGATACAATTCCAGTAGATTCTTTACCACTACCCAGAATGTATGTAGCCTCGCGCATACAATTCATAATTTCTTCGCGAGGTGCGTCAAAGTGAAACTTGATATTCTTATATCTCTTCAACGCTGCAATATTGTTTTCATCTTCTTTCTTGATGTAGCAATGCTTGAGTGTCGTAAAAACATGAAGAATAAAGTCTTTTGGTGCATGCTTACCATGCATGCGCATCATAACTTGTGGCTTCTTACCACTATCCCAACGACCGACAAACACAGCATAGGGTTTTGGTTCAACTGGCTGTTCTTCTTTTTCAACTAAATGAACGGAGGTAGTGCCATCAAACAAACCACCAAAACGTTCATGTTGCCATTTAGAAACGCCGCACCAATAAACCTTTCTGCGATCAAAACGACTTTTAATTTCAGAAGTCAGTGGCATAGATGGACGATGGTAGTGATCGAAGACCACCCCATTCTTATAGTGCTTGTAGATGCTCGTCAGATGCTTACAAGAATTATCCATCACGATGTCTGGTTTTATTTCTTTGATGACTTTTACAATTTCATCAGAAATCTTTTTAGTCAACTTACGCTTTTCTATCACAGATAGATTAACGTCATGAATGCAATTGAGTATGATCTGATTCGGGAACTGAAGATCAGATCCCTTCATGGTTAAATAGTAGACGTCATAATATTCAGAAAGCACATCACGCTGCGCTTTGCTGAATTTCTGAACTCCATTTAAGATTCGATCTTTTTTAGATGGAGCAAAGACGTTATCAATAAGTAAAATCTTTTCTTTAAACATTCTGTAAATCAGGATTTGACTTGCGAACGCGCAACATATTGACTGTAAGATCTGCACCAACGGTCATATATGTGTTCATAGGCATTTGTACAGGTTTGATCTTGGCGCGAAACCCAATATCCTGGGTTGAAGATATTGTATACCCATTCGGCATGTAAGTAAAGTATATTGGTCGCTTTCCATTTCTATAAAAACGTAATTTTTTATCTCTATGTAATTCAGCGACAGCCATTGAAGAATCTGGAAATTCTTCAAGAGGAGATTTACCTGCACTAATACATCTTAAAATAAGTTCACTATCGTTTTTTGTTACACAATCATAACCATAAAGTTCTTTCCATCTTCCTGGCATTTCTTGCGTAATTACTCCATTGTGTGCAACAGAATAATCGTTATTGTAAATTGGTTGATTGTATTCAAGATCAGAAGTTGAATAACGGCAGTGACCAATCAAATAAAGATTACCATCAGCATTAACAAATTCTTTTACAGATTTGTTCAGATGTATATGAACAAACTTCTCAGCCGCAACAGGTTCTATAAGAGTAACTATTCCATCATTCCAGTGAGGAAGAAAAGAAACTCCTGTTGCGTGCAATCCCCTGATGCCTGATTCAAGGATAATCTTTTTAACGATATCCCAATCTGATTCTGATGGATTACGAAGAACAGCACCGATAATCGCACACATTATGCAAACAATCCTTCAAGGCTTGAACCCTTGTTCTTATTGATCTGATTCAAGTGATATTTATCAAGCATTTCTTGACCACCGTGTTCTCTCAAATAGTCATACCACTCTTCTTCAGTCCACATACCTTCTGAAATACCATTCCATAATGGTTTCCAAAGTCTATGTTCTCTGTTTTTACGACGACTTTCAACATATTGATAACGAGTGTTTTCATATTCGTATGAACCAAGTTCAAGCATCTTCTCACGGAAGTAGCAAACAAGACTGATACGTTCTGCATCTTCATCTTCCAATTCAATTGGAGTATTGCCATGCATACATTCATGATTGTTAATCAACAGCAAGTCTCCTGGACGGACATTTACTGCTACGCGATACTCTGGCAGTACAAGATAACCGCCTTTATATCTACCGCCATTTGATACAACAAGAAGGTTACTCAACCCTGCATTTAGATCACCAGCATCATAGTGTGCTGCTGTTCTGAAGTTACTATTTACAGTCACTGTGGTGAATACTGTTCCTGGAACCAAGAACCGCGAATCAATTTTATCTGCTGCAGCCTTTTGATTACTCCAACGCCACGGAAGTAGTTCGCGGAAACCGCGATCAAGTGATTGAAGAAATGGAAAAGCCATTTTGAATTTATCGAAATTGTCGCGAGTGTAAGAAGTAGCGCGACCATATGGAATGCGAGGATAACGATCAAACCAACCAGCCACACCAGAAAGAACTGCGTTTGCATAGGTTGTATCGGAGATAAACGTCTCAAGAACCCACTTGGCTTCTTTTTTAATTTCAACAGTTGGTTTCTTTATAACTGCTTTCAACCATTCTTCATAATTGAATTCATGCTTCTCAACTTCAGAGGAAAGCCAAACCAATCCTCTTGTATCTTCTTTTTTCTCAGCAAGACCACGAATTGTATTCAAAGAGGATTCAAGATCATCTGAAATACTATTTTCGCTCAACTCACAAAGATAAGTCAAAGTATCAATCTGTTCAACAGTAGCCCAATCACGACCACCAAGTTTTGCACCTTTTGGTCCTGCAGCCATACCGCGATTTTGAGTGGCTGTTGCAGCACCACGCAAACCAATATATGCTTGCTCTTGTTCTTCTTTTGTAAACCAATTCTTTCGGAAGATGAAACCAATTCTTTTTTCATCTTTGATATTTTCAGAGTCAGAAAAATCTGTCTCGGTAGAAGAAGCGCGACTTGTAATATCGCAATCTGCTGGAAGATAGCAATCTGTATCTTCTTCAACTAGAACATCATAATGGGATTCATCAACGAATTTACCCATCAAATCTGAACAATCAATCTTAGTTTTTGCAACAATAACTTTTGCCATGATGATCTTCTCTTTTGTTAACAGAGTATCGATATTGTACCTTAATACTTATGCAAAAGCAAATCTTAATCCTTATAAAAACTGTGGGGGGCTGAACGCCCCCCAACAGAACCAGAACGGTTTTATTGCTTGCTTACAGAATTAAGCAGCCATTGAAACGCCGATAGCGTTACGATAAAGAGTCTTGCGAGCGCGACCAACTTGACCGCGATCAAAATACTTCTCGAACTGCTCGCTCGGAGTACCAAGACGATAGGCGATGGTCGACTCGCCACGGCTGTTGGTTACACGGTTGGTGTAAACAGCAACGCCGTTGTTGCGGAGACGATACACGAGATCAGCGACATTCTCGACCTTGAAAAGCGAGCGAGCCTGACGCGTGGTCACAGTGTTACCATCAGCAAGGTAGTTGTACATAGAATAAATAGCAGACATATTATCACCTTTACAAAACACCCCTTCACAAGATGTTGTAGCGTCGGGGCTTTCACTACAACATACACCTATTATAACCTAACAAGTGTACAAAGTAAAATAATTACATCTTACCAACTAGACTGATAGTAAAAATTCCAATCCTTCTCAGAAAGCAAAAGTGTATCGTTGACAATTTCAACAGTCAACTCAAGGTCGCTGAAATACCAATCATCATACTCAGTGCCTCCAAAAAAGAACCCACTGGTCGACGGCAAGAGTTCTGCAGCAAGAGAACGATTCGCCAAGACCTGTTCGCAGAGATTCTTCAACTCCTCAAGTTTTTCTCTGCTGACATAATATTCTTTGCAATCATCTTCGCCTTCTTGCACTTCTTGCACAAACCAACCATGGATTGCATTTGCCTTTCGCCAATAGCCAACGCTAGCAGTAATCTCTTTAATAGGATGACCGTTTTCCTGTGTCAGATAAACAGCCAACTCGGGAAAGAGATTCATCATCTCTCTCTTCTTTGCGAGGTCGGCTTCGTTGTAATCCGAAAGATACCGCTTCGCGTACAAATACATATCAAGACCCATAATTATTGCTTGTGCCTCTCAGCAAAAGTTTCCATCCAATTTATCACAAGATCTTTAGCCTCATTCCTGCTGACACCAAAAGCATCAGAGACATACGGCGCAGCACCAAACATATTGATTGCACCAGACTCACGAAGTCTATCCAAGAACACATTCACCTTTTCTTGCAGTTCCATTACTTCACTCCTTCGCCGCAACAATGATGCTAAGAGTATCAAGAACTCGTGCCCTGATGGCTTCCTCTGTGAGACCCTGCTTATAGAACTCATGAATCTCATCTACTGAGAATTCCACAGACTCACCCTTGTATGAGAATCGTTCGGACAAAGTCAATTGGTTTTTCTCAATCGTTATATCATTCCAATTCACAACAGCAGGAGCAGGAGCAGGAGTTGCTTCCACGTCAACCTTCGTGTACAGATCCAAGAACGCATTCTTGGTATCACCATCGAATCGATTCAAGCACATCTCAATTGCCTTCAGACGATTATTGAAGATAGAGAATGCTTTGGTGATATGCACAAGACGACGAGTCGAGATGACCTCATCAACCGCACCATCAGAGAAACTCTTGCGAATAACTTCAGCCCACGTGATAAGACGATCAATGAACGTCTTATCTGTAATACCAAGAACAGCGAAATTCTTCTCAAGAATCTTGCGCTCGGTGCTGGCTGGCGGATACTCTTGCTCAACAGTGATCGCGAAACGTTCCAGGAATGCTTCGTTGAGTAAATTGGTCCCGATGAATCGACCATCGTCGCTGCCCTTGCCCTTCGTGTTTGCAGTTGCAATCACGTTGAATCCAGCAGCAGGATGGACAACTTCGCCAGTCTTTTTGTCAAAGTATGGCTTGCCTTCAAGAATCGGCTGCAAGCACAGAATGTCTTCCGTGCCGAGATCGCACTCGTCAAGAAGCAGCACAGCACCACGACGCATCGCAGTGATCACTGGTCCTTCACGACGCACAGTATTGCCATCGACCAACTCATAGGAACCAATCAGATCAGACTCATCGGTGCGCTTCGTGATATTGACGCGGATCAACTCACGCTTCAACGCAGCGCAAACCTGCTCAATCATCATCGTCTTGCCGTTACCAGAAAGACCAGTGACATAGATGGGATAGAAGATGCGAGACTTAATGATGTCGCGCAAGTCATTATAGAAGCCAAACGGAACATATGTCTCGTTGTGCTCGGGAACAAATGATTCAGTTACATTTGTCGCACGACGAGAAGCAATATTTACAACTTGCGCAACCATCGCGGCAGCGGCAACAGGCTCAGATTGAACCTGCTTCGGAGCAGTGGGAGTGACGCGACCAACATGCTTCGGAACGATGCTGAATTGACCGCGACCAACTTTGCGCTCTTTAGTGATGAAATACGGAAAAGGAATTTTCTTGAGTTTCACGTATGCGTGAAGTTCCTTTGCCGAAATTACATCTTTGTCGAAATGAGCAGTCATATTTTCAAGAAGAGTGCTCTTATCGGACAAATTTGAATATGTAGACTTTTTCATATCAAAATCACTCACTGTAAATTATTTAAGAACAAAACCCATATCATCAACAACACGATGAGGCGCAGCGGCAGTTACATAGCCTTCATCACCATCATCACACCGAACATAGATAACGTTCAAGTCGCCTTTTTCAAGTTTGAACGTGTCAAATTCCAACACACGCGCATTACAGGCGGGAGTACCCAAAGACTCGCACGCTTCAACTTTTATGGAGTCATTTATTTTCATATTACCAACCTTTCACCCAAGTAAGATTAGAAGGACCATCACGACTAGGTTCAAGTTCAGGATACAAACGTTCATATTCAGCCATGTACGATTTACACAGTTCATACATAACTTCAGCCGAGATTTTATCATTATCAGACAAGTTCAATTCAGCGCGATTAGACACAGAATTAAAATCACGAACGATTATTTCAAGACGATTATAAGTTTCAGGAATAAAAGAGTTTTCACATTTCATAAGACTATTATCGCTTAAAAACACAGGGAAAACAATAGAAAAAACCCTAATAGAATCAATAACTTACGCCACCGCCAGTTCTTCGGCGAGTTTCGTGAGGAGGAGACGATTGCTCTTCTTGCTACCGACGTTCTTGGAGAACTCACGAGCCATCTTGTTCTTATTCATATCGCTGGTGATCGCAAGTTTGTCGTCAACGATGTTACTGTTCGGAAGAGCAACATAGAAATACTTGTCATAACCAAGACGATCAACAACAAAGTAATTGTGCTCGCGGAAAGTTTTCTTGGCAACATCTTGCTCAATAGCAGATTTGTCACTAACAAGATACTTCACATCACGCTGAATGGATTTTTTGTTACCAACATAGAAACCGATATGTTTGCAGCCAGTAATGTCAGCAACCAACTGAGTGATTGCAGGTTGCATCGTATGGTAATTTGACAACTTGATTTTCTTTTTGGTCTTTTTGTCGATAAAATACACAACTGACTTGCGACGATCGTCATAGAAACCAGAGTCGCTGCTCATCAGAGGATACGAAAGATTGCTGCCACCATCACCGTCAGTCAGATAGACAACGTTGCAAACATCCAACTGATGCTTATTCTGGAAAGCAGTAATGATTCCGCGAGAAGCAAGCAGAGTTTCGAGAAAAGGAGTGCTGTTCAAACCAAAGCCAGAAGTGTCCCAATCATATCGCCAGCCACCATGATCGTTTTCCTTGCAAGTGTAGTCATATGCACGACCATACTCATTCGCAACAACGCACATTGCATTGAACGCGCGACGATACTGGACAGGCGACAACGAAGAACCAATCAGATGCTTGAGATGAAACCAACTGCTGCTCATCGTCATGTCAACAGCACGATTAGACACGAAACGATCTTTGTTCACCATCTCGCGCAACTTCTTGTTACCGTAAGCATCGTCGCTGAAGCCATAAACTTCAAACGGGACTTTGGCAAGTTTGCAGAAAGAAGCAAGCACAAGCATCTGATCGATCGTGTTGCGAAGAATATCGCCCATCGAACCAGACATATCAACGAACATGATAAATCCATGGTTCTTGCCTTTCGGCACGACAGTGATCTTTTTGAACAGATCGTTGCTGAATTTATACTTGTGCAGCACGTTCATGTTCAATTCGCCAGTGCGAGCAGTCTGTGTTCGAGCATACTCACTGGCTTTCTTGCGCATCTCAAATTCTTTCAGGATATGCATGATGACTTTTTTGTTGTTCGTGTTGAACTTGCGAACACACTTCTGAACAACAGTGTCGTATGCAATACCGTGACGACCATAGTTGCGATTCGGATCAGCAACTTGCTCGCGGAAGAATCGTTCAAGATCAGTCACAACTTCTGTGTTCGGAAGAATGATGTTCTCAAGAACAGCATCAGGCAACTCATACATGAAGATTTTGCCAGTCTCGTTGACCAATTCCTGCTCGCGCTGGCGGAAATTGCGATCAGTTACAGACTGCGGTTCACCATCATCTTCTTGCTCTTCTTGATCTCCGCCACCAGAACTGTACTGATTTTCGTCAGTATCTTCATCATCAGACTCAGTTTGATCCTGCGAATCTTCAGCATCACTGCCGTCTGATTCTTCATCTAGGTCAGAGTCATCGTTACCATCGATGTCGTCTTCATAATCAGAATCATCGTCAGCATCATCGTACTCACCAGAATCTTGTTGATCCTGTTGACGCTCTTCTTGCATCTGTTCTTGAAGGTCTTGTTTATTTTGAATCTTGTCTTGCTCATTTTGTTTGGTGTAGTCGTACACACGTCGAGCAATGTCAACAACTTGACCCCAAGTTTCAGCAGCCTCAACTTCGCGAACGATGTCGCGTTCAAAGTCATTGAATTCAACAACGACATGCGAACCCATCTTGAATCGCAAGTTGATACGATCAACCAAAGTCAACTTGCTGAGGTCTCGCAGTTTCTTGATACCGAAGAAGTCACGCTCATATAATGACGCATATGCTCGAGCGAAAGACTTTGATAGCCCAGGAAACTTGCGTTTGATCAACTTTTCAATGCGCGCATCTTCGATAACATTCAAGAAGTCCTTGAACTTTTTATCTGTTTCGGTGACTTCATTGTGCCAACCTTGCGCTGGCGTGTTAAGAGCATGACCCACCTCATGACCTGTAAGCAAGTCATATAAGTCGCCGTCCATGTCCTTCCATACAGGAAGAACCATCGTGCGATTCTTGAGGTCGAAATATGCCGTCTTGACGTTTTGGTGTGAGACGGTGATGTTCTCGCTCGCCAAGAGTTTGGCAAGGAGCGATTTAGAATTTTGTAAATTAACGTGATTCATAAGACTATTCTACCTTATAACATCACGAAAAAGCAAGGGGTAAAACCCCCTTAAGAATCAATAACTTACGACATCCCCCATTTTCTTGAGGTTCTTTTTCACTTTCTGCTTGGCTATATCTAGGGCAGCAGGACCAACCAAGGATGTGAATTTTACACCATTCAGGTGATCTAACTCATGTTGAAAGATGCGCGCAGTCAATCCATCAAACATGACATCTTTTGTGTTGCCATTCATTTCAGTGTATCGTACTTTAATTTTAAATGGTCGTTTTACTTTTAAATACAATCCAGGAAAACTCAAACAACCTTCGTGTACTGTTTCTTCACCTTCCGTTTCTAAGATCTCAGGATTGAAGCAAGCAAAGGCGACGTTTTGTGCACCCATAACAAAAACGCGATAAGGTAAACCAACCTGATTCGCCGCCAAACCAATACCTCGATTCTGTACCATAGTTTCAATTAACGACACTGCCAAGTATCGTGGTGGTACTGGTGGGTTGTTGAAATCAAATGGTTCAGTTTTTTGAGCAAGAACATCAGAGTATGAATCTACAAAGTTGTAAATTTCATATTCATACATTTGACCATCGACGAATTTAATTTTCTTATCAGACATAATTTTATCCTCAAGCAAGAACAGAGAAGCCCTTGCGCTTTTCAAATTTCAAGATATTCTTAAACTTATCGTGTAAACTATCTTTGTGCGATATAACAAAGATATTTGTATTATCTGGTAACGTATTTAAAATCTGCAGTAATGACTCTGTACCGTTTGCGTCCAAACTTGAATCGAACACTTCGTCTAGCAATAAGATATTTGTGTTGATACTGTTCTTCATTTTAGCGATTGCACGCCAAGTAAAGAGCAAGGACAAGTCGATCTTCTGCTTCTCACCTTCAGAGAAGTTTTCATAACTAAAATCATCTCGGTGACGCGACTTGATACTTTCTTTAAATTCTTCATCAATCTCAAAATTAACAAAGAAGTTCATAGAAGCCAGATACTTGTTTACCAACTTGTTGATGATAGGAAGGTATTGTTTTACAATCTTCGCCTTGATACCGCTATCCTTCAACAAGAAAGCGGCAACTTCGATATATTTCTTACGATCAATCAAAACGCCTTTGTCAGCTTGCAGCTTCGTTAGTGCATCATATAGTTCTTGAGAGATATTCATCATATCGTCACTCAAGACCTTCTTGTTCTTTAGATCTTCTATTTCTTTTTCAAGTTTCTTAACATACTTTTTAATTTGTGTATGAGACGCATTAATCCTTGTAATCTCTGACTGATGCGCAAGAATGTTCTTGTTGATGGTTTCAATGTTATTGATTCTCTGTAAAACGGCATCTTGTTGTTCCTTGAGTTTAGTCATGCCGTCTTGAAGATCAATCATTTTTGTGTTGTACTGGCTGATCTTTTCTTCTTTATTATTGATCTGTTGATCGCAAGTAGGGCATGTATCGTTATTATTAAAGAAGTCGATATCTTTTTGTAACTTGGTTATGTTGTTATCAATCTTGGCTTCGAACTGAGAAAGTTTCTTGTTCTTATCTTTTACAGTTTTTTCGTCAGCGACTGTGTTAAGTAATGCGTCGACGTGCTTCTGAATCAATTCAGAATCTTTTTCAAGTTTCTCTAATTGATCTTGATTCTCTTTCAACTCTTGTTCTTTCAGTTCAATTTGATCTTGATTGTTCTTTTTCGCTTCTTCGATATACTTCTTTTGCATATCAATTTGCGCAACGGTCGATTCAATATCGGCTTTGAGTTTAACTGCGCTTGTCTTCAATGTGTTGTTTCTTTCTTTTACGATTTGATTCATCGCAGAGAAAATTTGAATATCGAGCAAGTCTTCGATAATTGCGCGACGATCGGCAGCCGATAACTGCATGAACGGAACAAACGATGAACTACCCAGAATGACAATCTGAGTGAACGCTTTATAGTTAAATTTCAGAATGTGCTTTTCGAGGAAGTCTTGATAATCTTTAGACTTTGCGTCTTGATCTAGTAACTCACCATCACAATAGATTTCAAAGATGTTTGGTTTCAGACCACGAATAATCTTATAGTCTTTCGAGTAGCATTTGAATTCAACTTCGACAACGCAGTCGCGACCGTTGACTGAGTTGATAATCTGTGGTTTGTTAATGTTGCGGAATGGTTTACCAAATAACGCAAACGTGATGGCGTCAAGAATAGTGGATTTACCTGCACCGTTCTCGCCAATGATTAGAGTTTGCTCTTCTTTCTGTAAAGAAATTTCGGTAAAGATATTACCAGCAGAAAGAAAGTTTTTATAACGAATCAGTTTAAATGTTGTCATGCATTAGTCGTTTCTAACGATTGAGCCTCATAGTATATCTCTTTCATGAGTTGTTTCAAAATATTTTTATCAACATCAAGTTCAAGACTTTCGATATACTTGTCTAGAATAGTAGAAGTATCATCCGCTTGATCAATAACGTCTTCATCAGAGATCTCAGAATAATCTGTAAAATCTTCAACGACTGTAACGTCTAACGGTAATGCTTGATACAAAGCATCTAAAAACATATCATACAAAAGATGATTCGTTTTGTTCAGGACTACGACTTTTACAATACGATTAGTGTATTGTGCATAGTCTTTAGTCTTTACGCTTTCCAAATCTTCTTTAGTTTCGTCATAAAGAATCTTATAGAACATTCTGTACGGATTTTCGATAAACTCCAACTCTCGTGTTTCAGTATCGAAAATATGAAAGCCGCGAGGATCATTATAGTCAGCCCAAGTCATTTCGCCAGGAGTGCCAACGTAAGTGACATGCCCATCGCTGCTCTTGTGATGAAAGTGACCCGATAAAACAATTTCATAATTTGAAAGGACGTCGCGATCAATACCTTCATGGCATACATTACCGCGATCCATTTCAAACCCTTGAATCTCAAAGTGACCGAAACAAATCTGCGACTTTGTATTCTTGAAATACTCAGAGATCTCTGCTTCGTTTTCTTTACAAATCCAAGGAATTAGATCAATAGGAATGCCGTCAACTTCAACTGTTGTCGGTTCGGTATGAACTTTAATCTTGGTGTAACCTTCGAGCAACAATGCCGAAGAGTTCACTTCAAGAGTGTTCTTATAAGAGATATCGTGATTGCCTAGAATCGTATGAAATTCTAGATTGTTCTTTTCGACATGATCGAAAAAGTATTTCTTAGAAAGATGTAGTGTGGTGAAATTGATATATTTGCGACGATCAAACAAATCGCCCAACTGAAACAAATGAGTAATGTTATGCTCTTTCAAATACGGAAAGAACACCTTCTCATAAAACTCCTGATACAGTTGATGAAACTGTATGGAATCACCACGCATACCAAAATGCGTATCGCCAAGAATCGCTATTTTCATTAGTCTCGTGTAATCTTGAGTAGTTTCTGAATTTGCCGATCAACAACTTCGGCTCTATTTGGCCATTTAATCATAACCTTTTGTGGGTCTTTAGTCAAGTTTGTTAGGAACGGAAGAATAAGATCTTCAACCTGTTTCAAACGATCTTTATACGACAGTTCAACTTGCAATGATGCTTCTTCAGCGGCACCTTCGGCGACTCGTTTTATTTCAGCATCTATTTCAGATTCATCAATGAAAGTGAAGCCAAAATCTTCTTCTTGATGTTTCGTAGCCATTTTAATCCTCACTGATGAAGTTTTCTAGTGACTTCTTTTTCTTGCGTTTGTTTTTCTTATTCAACTTGGATTCTTCGAAGTTTACAATGAACTCCGAAATGTTATCATACATTTCAAATTGTTTGGTCATGCCACCATTTTCATCTGAATCAAACTGATCATATTCATCTAGTACACCAATTTGTTCAGTAGACTTATACTTCACATACAACTGCTTCTTTTCTTTATGAATGCGACGAATGAAAGCGAAGTAAATGATCTGTGTGAAGTATGCAAATGGATTCTTTGATTTTTTCGGATCAAAGTTATCGAAATACATGATGCAGTTTTCGATCGCGTCACCAATCATTTCATCTCTAAACGAGTATGACAGAAAGTTTGGTTTGTGTGAAAGATTTTCAGCAATGAGCATCAAACACTTTCCAATATAGTCTGGAATGTTTGGTTTGGGTAGACCCTCGCGTTTTGCCTTGCGACAAGCCTTTTTGTATTCAGTTAATGCCTTCAGAAAGTCGGCATTGTTTACATAATGATTTTTCTTTGCCATGCTGCTTGACCTGTAAAAAGTTGAAGTTTATAATAAGTATGTGGTCGGTTGAATGCTATATTAGATATTCTTTAGTGTATTGGTCTATTCTTCTTAATTCTATCTATCAACTTAGAGAAATCTAATACGTTATCTGTTTCGAGTGACTCTGAAGTCACTATTTTTTTCTTCTTTCTTTTCTGTTTCTTCTTAATCATTTCGCTCATCTCGACTTCCGAGACCATATTGATGTAGTATTCACGAACATCATCTAGCACTTCTGTTGTTAAAAAAATAACGTTTGAAGGTAAATTTATACTGTTAACTTGCACAACGCCTGAAGGAAGCCATGGGTGTAAAAATATAATTTGTTTACTTGTTTCTAAATCTGTGTCTACGATGATCTTCATCGGATTTTTAAAGACGAACTGCGATTCGTTTGAATCTTCAATCTCAGCGATCAAATCTTCACCATTATTAAGTTTGATGAACTTAACGTTTCGTTTTTGTTTATCCATTTTTTAATTCTACCTTATAGGTTGAGATTTTGAATTTCTCTTCATGATATATCTTGAGTCGTTCAGCGAAATGCTTCAATGTGAAATTGACATATTTCTTATACCGAAGATCGTCAGAGATATCGTAAAGAGTGGCTTTTTCTTTATCGTCTCCTAATCGTAAGCCGCGACCTATGGATTGAAGATTGCGAATCTTAGATTTGCTTGGTGAAGCGAATATAATATTATGTAGGTTACGAATATTAACGCCAGTAGAGTATACTCCATACGAAGCAACAATGATAGCGTCTTTCTCTGTTTCTACAATTTTACGAATTTCTTCGCGATCTATGACGTCAGTGCCACCAAAAACAAAAAATACTTTTCGGTCGCCACGTTTTTCGGAGATCATATCGTATAATGCTTTACCATGCTTTTCAACGTATTGAAACAATACTAGTGTATTATTATTTAATGATAAAGCCAAGTTTCTTATGAAAATATTTCGTGAGTTGTTCGTTACGAGAAAGTCCATCTCTTGCTGATAATCAAACTTGCTCACCATCGCGCAAGTTTCTTCAGAGTATTTGAGAGTTAAACATTTAATCTCGAAGTCAGATAACTGACCGCGATCAATTAATTCTTTTGTTGTAATAATCTTAGTGATTGCCCCGAAGTAACCTTCTAGCGACAGTTTATGCACTTTGGTATCTTTAACTGTACCAGTTGTACCAATACGATATTTTGCATTGACCAAACGTGTCATAATTTTAGACAACGATTTGGCTTCGAAACCGTGGGCTTCATCACCAATCACAAAGTCAAATTGCTCAAAAAACTTTTTAGGCATATCCATAATAGATTGCCATGTAGAGATGACTAGATTGCGAGTGATAAGTTTATCTTGTCCCTGATAAATCTTTTGACAGTTATTGCTCACGTTCCAACCATTACCTGTTGAATAATCAGCAAAGTCGCTATACATTTGCTCAACTAGCGAAACAGTTGGTACGATTAATAATCCTCGTTTGCATTTATCAGCAAACAATTTACGCATAATCAAATAAATGATTAATGATTTACCCGATGCTGTAGGCGAAAGCATCAACATCTTTTGATAGCGAATTGCTTTTGCGAATCCTGCTAACTGATAATCACGAACTTCAATAGGTTTATCGCGCGATTGTAGATTGAGAGAGTCAGCAAACTGTTTGGCTTCTTCTAATGAGTATTCGTTGAATACATCAATTGAATCGTCATAATCAATCGCATAATCTTTTTCTTTAGCAAACTCGTTTAGATAACGTACTAGTCCTGCAAATAGCAAAGACTTTTTGCGGTTGAAAAGATATATTTTCCCGTTCCAAATTTTCTTTTTATATAACGGGCTGAACTGATAATTAGGTGCAAAAAACGAAAAATATTCAGCCAACTCTGCCTTGATATTTTCTTCGCATTCTAAACGAAGATACACTTCGTTTATTTTTTTAACAGTGATGTGAATATTTGTATAGATTATCATACCAAAACATTTTTCAAATTAGCAATGACATTATTGTCAATTACTATAAATGTATTTATCCTCTCTAATTCTTTGAGTCCAGCTGCAGCTGCTTCTTTAAGCGCCAGATAGTTTTCTTCTGGTACAAACTTCATATAAATTTCTGGCGGAAACCCATTGAGCGCATCATGTGCCGCTTGATCATTTTTATTCGTTTTCATATTAATGTCCACCTTGAATGAATTTTTCCCAATCCATAAATGCACGCAATTGATATGTGCGCGCATTCAATTCTTTCAACACAGAAGAACAGAAAGTGATTGATTCTTCATGTAATGCGAGTTTTGCTGTAATCTTTACGAGGTCTTGATCGGCGTCGAGATATGTGCCGATGTCTGACTTCAGTAAAAATCTGAATGGTTCCCACCCATACTTCTTCAACTCATCGGCGTCAAGTTTACCGTTATAATACTCATACTTAACTTTCTTCATTCTCGCATATTCAATATGACATTGCTTTGATGCAAGAGAGTGTGCTGAAAGAATACGAGCATACTTTGCGTGAAGAGTTGGAATCTTAATAATTTCTTTACCAGGCTCAGTTTGATCTACTTCTGAGTCTTTTTCCCACATCTCAATGATCTGAGTGAGCGGAATCGCATTCATATATTCACCTGCAAATAATACAACTGGTTGTTATACTATTATACTATAGTTTTTCAAATTCGTAAAGAGAATATCTGAAAGAAGCTGAACATGTAACTGGAGTTTCTGCTGACTTTTCAACATCATACTCAATTGAACCTAATGCAACTGGAAAACAATCTTTGAATTTAACGCGAACGTTTGGATTGTTTTTATTTGTGTAAAGAGTTAATGCGGCGTCACTATATTGATTACCACGTGATTTGGGTGTTGGCACTAATGTTGTTCTTTGTTGATTTAGTAGATTTTGATACTGAGTGAAGTCTTTAGGGAAGGTTAATCCTGTAATCCAATTATACACTTCTTTCCAAGTTTGATAATTAACGTCAACTAGAAATGTAACGTCTAGAGTACCAAAGTCGGTTTTATCGCCAGGGACCATAAAGGCTGAAAATGGAGTTTCAACGCGCACTTCATTATTAATGATACCAGGAAGATTTACAGTTTTACAGAAAAAAGTTACAGCAGGAACACGATCAAAAATAAGTTTAAATTTACTATATTGCGCTATGTCGCGTTCTTCTGGTACATATGACACTGACATTAGTATCGCTCCGTGTGACTACAAATTATTTAGGGTAATAAAAAAGGGGGGCATTTCTGCCCCCCTCAGTCGTGTTTGCCTTATTATTAGAATAAAGTCGGCAAAAACTTTTCTCAACTATTATTACTTGAGGTTCGTGATTACGAACTTGCGATAGTATAGGTTTGAGTTGTTTGATAGTCTGCCAAGACCAATCGTGTTGCCTTCAGCATATGGGTTAGCAACTAGACCATAACGGGTCTTGAAGCCAATTTTTGGCTGGAAGGTATCTGGATTGATTGCGCGGACCATTTGTAGTGGGACGTATGGGCAGTAGAATAGACCAGCGTCATATGCTACTGTACCCTTGTAACCAACTACTGCGTAGTCTGCTGTTTGGACAGAATATGGGTCAACATAAACCTTGATACGACCGAATAGTGTACCAGCGAATGTGTTGCCTGTGTCGTCAACAGTTAGGCTAACTTGGCTTGCGAGTGCTGAGTTGTAGTCTAGAAGACCTGACATTGCGAGAGCAGATGCGACGTCTGATGAGCAGACGACGATATTGCCCTTGCCACGACGGGTGTCTTTAGCGATCTTGTTTGCTTCTCTTTCGATTGCATAGATCAAACCCTTGTACTTCTCAACCTGCCAGCGACCGTCGGTGTCACCACCTGAAGTTGCTAGGTTGAATGTGCCTGGTGTACCAGCAAATGAAACGCCTGGAGTTGCTGTACGATAAATCGTACGAACGACTTCACGGTTGATTTCAGCAAGAATTTCTGTTGAAAGAATATTTGCTAGTTCTGTCTCAGCGTCTAGACCATGCACTGCCTTGAGATCTTGTGCAAGTTCTAGTGTGTACTCTGCTTTCAATGCGCGAGTATTTGCTGTTACAGTTACCTTCTCAATTGAGAAACCCATTGCGCCCATGTCTGTGGCACCACCAAGATCTTCACCAGTGGCTGTTACAACGCCACGACCAGTGTTTGCTGCTCCGAAGATTGAAGTGTTGCTTTTACCTGGGTTCACTGTTCCGTCAAATGCTGTGTGAGTGCCAGTACCTGAGAAGTCTGTGTCAGCTTCGTCGTACAATGCTTCACCAGCGTTGTTACCTAGACCAACGTCACCAAGAAGTGCAGTGTTGTTGGCGAACTTTGAACGCATTGCGAAGATCAAACCTGTTGGACCTGTCATTGGCTGAACGCCGCAGATGTCATAAGCCATTAGGTTTGGCAATGAACGACGAACAAGGCTTACTAGGATTGGATCATAACCAGCGGTTGCGCCGCCAGCTGATGATGCAGTTGTATAGCCTGTGATGTTGGCTGGTGATACTTCGTTAAGAAGACGTGATTCTTCAGCCATTGCGCGTTCTTGGTTTTCAAGAACGACTGCCGTAACAGCACGGCGGTATGGGTCATCAATCTTTGGTAGATCTGGGTGATCTAGGACTGGTGACCACTTCGTTTGTAGTTGTTCAGATAGAAACATTTTTTATTTACTCCTAAAAATTAACGAGGTAGAGTTTTACCAATTGAACGTACATAACGCTCCATTAATGGGCTAACCGTTGCCGATTCGTCCGATGCTGGAGCAGGATCAACGCTTTCTACGACAGGCGTAGGAGCTGTTGTTTTCACCTTACTTGAGAAGTATTGTTCACGAATGATCTTTAACTTCTCTGAGTATTCACGCTCTGTGGTGAACTCTACACCCTCTGCGAGTGTCTTTACTTTTTCAGCTTGCGTTGCGGTGAGCCCTTCGCAAACTTTAGTAACGATTTCATTCTTCTTTGATTCATTGACTTCTTTCTTAAGTTCAATGTTGCTATGAAGAACGTCATTTAACTTCTTCTTCAACTCTTCGTTTTCGGAAACCATTGCTTCCATAACGTCAAGTTGTTCTTCTGGTAGGTTGATGTTGTGTGCTTCGAATACATTCTTGATATCAGCCATGAATTCTTCAGCAATTTCCATCTTCAAGCCAGATGTAACGGCGAGCTTGTTCTCTTCCATCCACTGCTCAATCATATAGTTGAGGTAGCTGTCGACTTGCTCTTCGATCTGTGCTTTGGCTTCTTCAATAGTTTGAGCGGCTGCAGAAAGGATTTCTTTTTCCATTTCTTCAACAACGTTTACTGCGCGAGCAATAACGGCTGCTTCAAATACTGTGCCTACCTTTGTCTTGAATTCTTCTGAAAGATCTTCGCCGCTGAAAATAGCGTCGATATCTTCCTTGACGCCGAGCTGCTTCATCTTATCGCGCATCATGGCGACTTTAGCATGCTTGGCTTCTTCGATTTCTTCTGGAGTCAATTCTTCTTCTTCAGCAATCTCTTCAACGGCTTCTTCTGAAGATGCGTCAATTTCGACGGTTTCATCGGCTGATGCTTCAACTTCTGTTACAACATCTTCTTCCGAAACTTCTTCTTCTTCAGCCATTGCTGTAGGATTTGACTTGCCACCACCAAGACCTTGTGATGCCTTATCGCCAGCAACTGCTGCACCCTTACCTGGGGCAGGAGCCTGAGTTAGGACGGCGGCGGCTTTCTTGCCGATCTCGTCGCCTTCTGGCTTGTCAAGCGTTGAACCGCCGAGGTCTACTACCTCTGCGCCACTTGCTAATTTCTTCATTGGTTCTGCTGGTGAATCTGATTTCGTTTTCATCAAAATTTCAGCGGCAGCTTCTGCTAATGTTTTCATGAGAAATAACTCCTATAGTTATGAATTTATTTATAAAATTACAGTTTTGAGAGGAAACTCTCAAATTGACGTAGTTTGATTTCTTCAAGCTGTTTGTGTTTTGCTCTTTCAATTTTTTGGCGCATTTTGTCTATGGTGGCTTCTTCAATTTTGCCATTATTCCATACCCATTCTTTGCCTTCCATAATGCCGCGAACAAACGCATCAGGTGCTGAAGGATCAGCTACTATATCTGCCGCTGTGGCTAGATAATAATCGTTCTGTACTTGGTTAACACCATTTACAGACTTTAGCGTACCCATTCCTCGAGAAGAAACGCCTAATTTGCATTCTTCGTCGATAAGATTTTTCACAATCTTTCCGAATGGAGTGTCTAAAATTTTTGCTTTGATAATGAAATTATCGCCCTCTTGACGAATCTCTTTAATCATGTGTGATACGCGATCAAGATTAATTGAAGGACCGTCTGGATGACCCAACTCGCCAAATGCGCGATTCTCGTTAACATATTCTTTATTATAACGATTTACTTCGCGCGCAAGAATATCTGTGCTATATTCGCGCAAGTTGCGGTTTACCTTATTACCTTGAAGACCAATTCCTTCGATGTAATATTGCTTTACACCGTTCTTTTCTTCAGTAAGGTACTTGACTGCTTCGACTGTTTCTACGATTAATTTCATTTTGTTATACCTTTAGATTCCGAGCGCCTTTCTGCGTCTCATTGTGCGCATTCTCTTCATCTTTGCGCGAGCCATTTTTGCGCGACGTTTAACGGCAGCACGACGTTGTGCGCGTTTACGACGCATTCTTTCACCAGCACTCATTCTAACTAATTTTCCACCACGAAGCGTGAAACCTTTTACTGCGGACTTCTTAACGCGACGTTGTGCTACAATCTTGCCGCCAACTGTACGGAAACGAATTGGGATAAGTTTCATGCGACCAATTTTGCGCGTTTTAAATGCTGATGAGGCTTCGTCAAGTTGCTCTTCAACTTTTTGAATATCTTCTTCTGTTATGAATGATTTAAATCGTTTCATTTAGATGATTCTAATCTCTTAAGCCAGTGTGTTACTTTTTGCAAACCTGCAGGACCGACATTTACAAGACGCTCAAATTTATCTTTATTTGAATTGTCTAGTTTTGCATGCACGTCAACAATCTGTTGAGCGATTGCATGATGCACTTCTTCTGTCGTTCCGTTGTTAAATTTAATTTGTCCAGGTTGTTGTGACTGAGCGATGTTTTTAAGAGATCCGATAACGCCTTCTGAGATCGCAGCTGCTGGCAGTAAAGAGCCAATTTTAACTGGTTCACCTAAACGACCATCTGGATCTAAAGAACTTTTAGTGAAAGGAACGCTGATGTTCAAATCAAGAGCAGCATTGTGATATAATGCAACTTGTTGTCCGTTTGGATAGTTACGAATACCAACTCGTTTGAGCACCAACATTGCTGGTGCATCTTGATATGGTTTTCTTTTTGCTCTTAATTCTTTAAATGATGCCATCTTATTGTGCGTCGCCTGTTTCTGCTTCTACAGCCTCTGGAGCATCAAAAAATGTCTGTGCAACTTCAAGTTTCTTTTGCGCTAATGCATCAGCAACTTTGGTTGCAATTGCATTATCAAGTTTTTCCTTAAATGACATAACATCTTGTTGAATTGCAAAATCAGTAAAATTTGACATAATATTTGCCTCTTAAAATAATTCTTTGACTTTTTTATTTATATCATCAGGGTCTTCTTCATCTTCTGTAGGATTTGTTGCCAATTGCGGCATTTCTCCTGGCGCAGCTGATGGAGCACCTTCTAAATCTGTTGATACTTCTTCTTGATTGGCGGCTTCTTCAGCCATTTGCTCGTCCATAAGTTTAATATCATCTTCTGTTAGGTTCAATACGTTCTTACGAACCCATGCTTTAGAAAAGTAGTTGCCAACATATGGATCAACGACATTGAGTAGAGCCACTCTATTTTGCAATAGTTCAGCTTCTTTAAGTTCAGCAAAATTGTTATCTTTTAAGAAGTCGTAATGAACTGACTGTTTAAATTCTTGCCATTCTTCGAGGGTACAAACACCCTTCAACGAAAGTTGACGAGCCATAAGTTCGTCGAACATAATTGAGAAACGAGCGCGCAACTTTTCGATAAAACGCATAAACTTGAGTTCATCGCGAGTAATCTCGTTCGAACGACCAAGTGTAAATCCTTGTTGTGCTTCTAAACGAGAAATTGGAACATTAAGTGATTTGTATAGTTTACGTTCAAAATAGTTTACGTCTGACAACTCACCAAGGTTTTGACCCGATGGTAATGTTGTGATTTCAGTAGACTTGCCTTCGCCACGACGAGGCATCCAGAAATCTTCAAGCATTGACAACTGACGACGATCATCACGAATCTCGCCTGTCGTACTATCGTATACAAGTTTGTTACGATACTTAACCATAAGATCGCGCAGATATTGTTCTGCTTTCATCTTAGGCATGTTACCAACGTCAACATAGAATACGCGACGTTCAGGAGCACGACTTAAACGATAGATAACAATTGCGTCTTCAACGAAGCGCAACTGATTCATAGGGCGAATTGCTTTATGCAAATAACTTAAAACAGTAGAGCGAGCAGGATCATACAAACCTGATGTTAAGTATACGACTGAATCGTTTGTGAGTTTTGTTCCACCTGAATAGTTACCAGTTAGAATTGGATTGCTTACTGTATTGTTTAATGTTTTTTCGTTGTAAATAAAATACTCTTCAACGTTGTCGATAACTTCTGTTTGCGTTGCTTTGTCTTTTTTCTTTTTTACGTTTCTAACTTTGCGAATGCGTCTTGGATCAATATTGATTAAACTTTGTATGCCTGCTCGCGGATTATTTGGATCAATAATCACATTAAAGTATAAACGACCATCAACATACCAACGACGGAAAATATCACCGCCATTATTATTGAAGTCGAGCAACTTCATAACGTGTTTAAATTCTTCTGTAATTTTATCTTTAATTGATTGTGGCTGTTCTAAATCGTCAACCATAATCTTAACGGAGTTACCTTCTTCATCGTGCACAACTGATTCGTTAACGATATCTTCAATGGCTTGTTCAACTTCTGGTTGCATAGCCATTGTGCGATATTTTGTCACGAGGTCTACTTCAGAACGATAAGAGCCATCAATATCAACGTAGATACCATAGTGGGATCCCGCTGAAATATTGATGGCTCCATCTTCGATCTGTGGGCTTACAACTGTAGGCGTGACTGATGCGTCAAGAGTTTCCTCTTTTTTGCGTAAAATCTCAAAACCGAATATATTCATAATTTAAACCTGAGATGTCATCATGTGGATTGACCTACTGAAAAAGTAAGTCAAGAATCAAGTCGTTACGCCAGCAGCAGTCCAGTATTGATATGCGAACGATACTGCGTACTCTTCGATCTGATCATTTGCGCCCCAATCGAGATCAATTTGCGTGACGTCAACTGGGAACATACCAACAAACTTGTAAGACTTAATAATGTCGCCTGACTTACCATATTGATTTACAACTGCGTCAGCTGTATAACCGTTTGGTGTAGCGGCAACTGGGTTACGAAGGTTTGTTTGGTGACTGTTTAGAGCGTTCATCCATCTTTCGAAGGCATTTCTTACTCTAAAATCTTCGTCGTTAATGATCTGCACTGTCCAATCTTGGAAGGTTCTATTACCAGAAAATTTAACCTCACGTCCAAAGTAGAATAATTGGATTGGTGATACAATCGATCCTGGTAACTGAGCAGATTTACATAAGAACGTCATTTGTCTACGAGCAGTGCTTTCGCCAAGAAATCCAGGGAAGTTAATATTTACTTCAAATAGATTAGGACGTGCACCGTCGAATTGCAATGATGATCTAAAATCGTATACGTTAAAAGCCATTTTTGCTTTCTCCTAGCCGTTAATCCTATTTATTAGAAGCGTCCAACGATTTCATCGAAGGTCACACCACTACGAACAGCAACAAAGTTCAACTGAATGAAGTTGATTGATCTTGTTGGTTTGATGTAAATGTCTCCGACAAATTCATTTCGGTCAATAACTTCTGGTGTATTGTTTGTTGCGTCACAAACAACACGGAAGTCGAAAATACCACGACGACCTTGTACTTCTCTGAGGAATGGCTCAATTAGATTTACGAAGCTGGAGCGTGTAAATTCATCATTGAACTCAAAGAGGCTTGCGCGTGCTGCTCTCGAAATAGCCTTCTCAAGAACAATAAACAAGCGACGTACATTAATGCGATCAAACGAAGATGCTTTCGATTGAAGTGTTTTATCGCCGAATAGAACAGTACCTTCACCTGGGAACGAAGTCACAGGATTAACGCTGTTGCGATAAAGTTCGTCACGCTGCGTCTTGCTTGGGTTAAATGCAAGTTTAACGATGTTACGAATTTGACCGCGATTGAAACCAGCTGGTGAGAACCAAGGATCACGTTCTGTGTCAGTGCGTACGCAAAGACCAGCGATGTCACCATTGAGTGGAACCCAACGATAAACGTCGTTGTATTTGTCGTACATATACTTCCAACCGCTATCCATTACAGCATAACTTGTTGATTTGTTTAAAGTGCTTGTTTTATATGTAACAACATCAGAAACAGGATCGGAGCTTTGTGCTGCACTTAATGGTGGCGATACGAAAGCAACGCAGTCTCTGCGCGCAGCGGCAAGATCAATTACATGACCTGCTACTGTTGCTTCTGCGTTTGATGTCATGAGTAGAGAAACATCAACTGTTTCTGACTGCTCAAAACGATCCCAACCGTATGTTAGATTGCCTGCTGTTGCACTTACAAGTGTACCGCCTTGTAGTGATTGAGTATTTGCTGTATTGTTGCGAGCAAAGTCTCTACCAAGTGCAGCTTCTGAACCCCAGTTTGTTACGTTAGCGCCAAGATTGGTATGACCCAACCAGTGTACATATTCTGATGTTCTGAAAATAACTTCTTTATAATAGTTTGAAGCGCCTGTGTCGTTCTTAGCATCCGATGCTTTTGATACGAAAGGATAAACTTCAATAACTGTATTTTGTGTTCCTGTGATCAAACCATCTTCGTCAATGACTGCGATATGCATTTCGTCATTCGTTGCACCACGACCTTGAGCAAAGAGTGAAGTACCTGGCTCATCGCTAAATGAATTTTTATATGCCCAGCTTGAATATGCCGTTGCTGAGTCGCAAACAGAAACTTTAAGTGAGTTACCAAGTGTTCCTGGATAACGAGCAGCCCATGGACCATAAGTTGCTTCGCCAGAAGCATAGTAACTTGCAGTGTACTGTTCGTCGTTGAAAATCTTTAATCCTGTTGTATTTCTTGATGTTGCATTGTTTGAGTCCGTATTTGCGCGAACTAGGCGCAAGGAATTGCCGTATGCAAGAAAGTTTGCAGCAGTGAAAAAATCGTTTGCTGTTTCGTTATTTGGTTTGCCGAAAATTTCGACCAACTTGTTTTCTGAAGAAACAAGCGTAATTTGGTTCGCTGGACCCCATGCAAATGTTCCAACGAGTGCGCCAGTCGTGGTACCAACAGCAGGGACAACTGTTGTTAAATCGACTTCAGAAACATTTACACCTGGTGATAATTGAAAAGCCATATTTATTCTCCTAGGGTAGAGATCAATCTTGTAGGTTCTACGGGATATTTATTAAAAACCATATTTGTCAGATTCATCTCTTTCTACTACCGTCCATAAGTCACCACCCATTCGCATTCGCTGCATTTCTGCAACATCGTCCAAAATGATCGGTAAAGGTAGTGATTCTTCCTCGATAGCGTTCATTTGATCGGCATAAAGTTTACTTCGAAGGTTGATATTTGATAAATCTTTAAAAAACTCTTGATTTGAGAGCCATGCAAAGAGAACTAAACACATAACGAGGTCATCATGACTACCGTCCTCAGCTTCAAAACTGGATCCTTTTGATACAAAGGTCGAAAGTTCGGAAATTATGTCAAAATCAGTGATATGTAATTTCGCGGCTTCAATTAAATTCTTTAAAATCGAACAGCCGAGTCTTTTTACCGATTTTGTGGTACGAATGCCTCGTTGGATATTTCGCCCATAACCGCCAGTTACGAGAACCTTATTTCGTACTTGAACCGTCGATAATATATTCTCATATTCATAATCGTCAAATAAACTGTCGACGATCTGTTGTCCGTTATCGTTAATTTCGATAAGTGCATAAGACTGGTTATAATACTCACCAATTTTCTTAATAATCGAAGGATAAACCAATGGACTAATTTCATTATCTTTATAAACGCAAACTACCTCGTAAGGCATTTCCGTAATATCAATTGTGACTGCGGCTGAATAGTCTAACCCTTTACCGCGAGAAGTATCGACAATTGTGACGTAATTTCGACCGACCACAGGTTGTTTGTATATTTTAATGCCTGTATCGGACAGATGCAATGGTTTTACAAATGCAAGAGATTTAAGAGCTGCAGCAGATAACAGAGTGCCAGCGGAACCCATAAACTCGCATTCCATTTCCTGTAAATACTTTTCTTCACCAAGAACACGACGTTGTTCGTTTGCCCATTCTTGTGTACGACCTGGAATCTGACGCCAGTTAGCCTCAATCCAAGCAAAGCCATTTTGACCTTCGACTGCTTCCGTCCACATTCTATAATAGTGATTCATGCCGTTTGGAGTTGAAGAAATCAAAACTTTAGAACTCGTACCAGAAGAAATCGTTGGATATACAGACGTGAAGAATTCGTCAGCAATGTTAGTTGGTACGAACGCAAACTCGTCGAGATATAGTAGCGAGATAGAGAAACCACGAATTGCACTAGAGGCGGTCGATTCTGCCATTACACGGCAGTTGTTTTCTAATTCAATGTCGCCTTTGTTCCATGTACGCACACCTTGCTGCAACCACATTGGTAGTGATTCGTAAGCGAGTTTGACGCGATTGAGAATTTCACGAGAAGTCTTTGCTTTGTTTGCAAGAATGGCTACAAACTTATCTTCATTGAATAAAATATACCAAAGGATGTAACCTACAATCATGGTCGTTTTACCGATCTGACGACCAGCTTTTACAATCACCATGCGATTGTTGTTTATTTTATCAACAGCTTCTTTTTGAAATGGGTATAATGAAACGCTGACGAAACCTTTATCAAGTGTAACAATCTTAACGTAATTCTCGATAAAGTATACAGGAGATTCAGAACATTTGATGTACTCAGTAACTTCATGCTCGGTCATCTGCTGAATAATACCAACTCGCTTCAGCTTCGGATTGCCGAGATAATGTTTCATCTTACTTGGTATCATCATACAGAGTTTTCGCTTTTAAGTTTTTTCAATAGGTCTGCAGTCGAACCAACGAATACCGCTTTGTCGACGTTAACATTTGTAACTGTCTTTTCTTCTGGTCTTTCTAACTCTTTGCGTTGTTTTTGCAATGTCATCAGTTTCTCTGTCACTTCTGACATATTTTTAATCATATTTGCTGCTACTTCATACGCTCTTGGATGTTGCGACGCCCTCGCCACTTCAAGAATGCCGTCCAAAGCCTCATTACCCTTTTCGATAAGATTGTAATAATTAGCGCGAGAATAGTCAGCGTCAGGATTAACAGTTGATCCGTCTGGCTCATGAATAGTAACATTTTTCTTGTCCTCTACTACAACAGGAGCATAATCTATACCAAGAACATCAGATAATTTTTGATTAACATCACTCATAATCCATATATTCCTTTATCTGCGTTATAATTTTGTAGCACTTGTGCTGATGACAGTGCGGCACTGTACAATCTAGTGATGCCTATACGACCGTTCATATATTGACTATATTCACCACCATTGTATGAGCCTATATACAAGTTTGCTGATGTATTGAGTATGCTTGAGAAACTGTGTGACACACTATTTACGCTGACTCCGTTGATGTAGGCTTCTAGTGAGTTAGATGCTACATTTTTCCAGACATAAGTTACGTGTGTCCAAGTGTTCAATGGTATTGTATAAGCGGGTGTGTCTACAACTGTACTACCGTTACCTATTTGAGCATAAATGGCATTACCGATAATTCGTATACTATATGACACATCTTGTGCCGCACCACCAGGGTCAAACTTACCTAATACAACTTTACTGCCACTGCTATTACTCAAATATACCCATGCTTCCATAGTCCAATCGCCAGTGCCTGGCTCTAGTAATGCGTTATCAGGTACATTGATCTGACTACTACTTCCATTATAACTAAAGTAAGGATCAGTATATGTGATATTGCTCATAGTACCATTTAGTGAAGTACTAGCAAGATTTGTTATAGTACTGCCACTGCCCGGATAACTGACACTATTGCTAGGATCGTACCATAATACAAGATTTGATGTTACAATTTCTGGTGTAGCAAATTTTGGTAATTGGTTATAATAATTTTGTAGTATTTGCTCTTGTGTGAGTTTGGTATTATACAGGAACATATTGGCCACATAGCCCCAGGGTTGACCCGCAGTATCGTTATTACCCCAACCCCAATGTGTGGTTCCTCCTGCCCCATATGCTATTGAATTTCCAACCTGTGAACCATTTATGTAAAATGTTTGAGATGAATTGTCACCGACTACAGCATATTGAACCCATACGCCAACCGAAGAAGCGAGGTCATATCCTGAACTTCTGAATGCGGTGTCCCAATATCCTAATGTATTTGAGTTATTGGGAATTGTGATTGGAGTGTATTTAGGTGAATTTGTATAAAGCAATGTTCTAAATGATGCTGGATTGCCTGCTTCTAATCTAGCCCATGTGATATATGTATATCCTGTTGTTGGTAATGTAGGACCAGTACCATTTACAACAACTCTACGATTACCTGTGGTACAATCAAAACACTTTACCCCGTTCAACATAGTGTATGTGGCATCAGTCAATGTATGTGTATAAACATTACCTGATAGATCGTTTACTGTGGTACCTGTGCCCGAATAACTTGAGGCATTGTTAGCATCCAACCAGATCCGGAGATTGTTGGTGATAATACTAGCATCAGCTACACGGACGCCATTTTTTCCAAATTGAAATGAACTTGTAAAACTATTTAACATAAATCAACCACATTTTTTATTATTTATAGTGTAATAAAAACATTTAAATTTCGTAAGTATCTTTAACTGCATTGTAATTCTGGGTTATCTCAGCACCAGACAATGCTCTGTTATACGCCCGCATCTGATAAAAAACTGGATATAGTGCGGAATTTGAGTTGTTTAGTGTATCTCCTCCAAAACCTATACCGTTATTATTATGCCTTGCCCCAAAATAAAAATCATTTGTCGCAAAGAGTGTTTGATTACCAATAGTATCAGTTGTTCCAACTTGTGAACCATTTAAAAATAGACTAATTTGTGTGCCATTGATAACAAAAATCCAATGTCTTATAGCATTACTTTCGGTTATGGTTACTGGAACTTCACCATTTGGGCTACCATAATATAAATTTGTTGAATTATCCATATATGCTAGGTATCCACCGCTAGTATCATAAATTTCATTACCCCAAATAGCTCCCCAAAATGATGTTGGATTAAATGAAGCAACTACCTCAATTGTTACAGTATTTGAAGCAATATTATAAGGAACACTAATATAATCCGTACCATTTGAATTCTCATTGTTTAGTCTTATGCCACCACCATTGTTTGATACATACGATGGAGAACCTAAAAGTGTTGCATTACGACCATTGCCACTAGAATCAGTCCATGTAGTTCCAGATATTGGTGCAGTTTCTAAATTGAATTGCAAACCTGAAGTTACGATACCTGCTGGCAATAGTGGGTTTCCACGACGACCAAAGGAAAATGAACCGCTAAATGAACTGAGCATTATCCAAATGTGGTCAATTGACCAAGAGTGATAAATGTTCCATTATTGTTCACAACACTGAAAGAAATTACATCCTTCTTGTTTGCATTTCCTGCTGGTGCAGTTGTGCTTCCTTGCCAATTAACAGTTTGCGCTACGCCACCAATTTGCACAAGATTCGCAACATATGCGGTTGAACTCTGATTGATGACAAGAGTGAATGCAGTTGCAGTATTTGCAGGAATTGTTACGTCGGTGAAATTTGCAGTGAAGTTTGCACTCACGCTTGAGTGTACAAATATATGACCTAATGCACAATTATGTGTGACTGTTCCAGTTGCACTTGATAATGCATTCGTTGTTTCAATTACTTCTTTGACATTTAATATATTAACTGTAGGATTTGCAGTAAATGCTGTTGTTTGTGTAGTGCTATCTGGGAACACTAAAGAGCCATTGTCTTTGAAATCCCAAACTTTATTGTAACTTTGTAGTTTGACGGATCCACTAGCATCAATCAAAATTTCATCATTGTCGTCATTGTTGGCTTCAATGTGAAGTCTTGTTGATTCACCAATTACAGGATACCATTTTATACTTGCAATGTCTCCACTGCCACCACCTGGATCGCTAGGGAATATGATACCATCGTTTGCTGTATTTCCTGATGTTGGATATACCGCTATTGGCCAAGAGATATTTGCTCCAGATGCACCTTGAACACCTTGAGCGCCTTGAGCGCCAGCAGTACCCTGAGCGCCTTGTGGACCAACATCACTGATGTTGATTGTTCCAGCCATTGATGAATGAAATTGACACACATAATACAATGTGCTTGGCGCATTATAAGGAACAGCGAATGTTATTGTTCCGACAGCAGCACCACCATTCGTTACACCAGAGCTGTATATACTTCCAGAGGAATAAGCACCAGAAACTGTTTGAATCCAGAAAGGATGACCGGAAGCATTTACACTAAATTGATAAGTAAATCCACGCAGTAAATTAAGAGTTGGATTGCTAGAACCATCGATTGAATATGCACCAGCACCAACATTCGTAACTGTGTATGTTCTTGCGCCTAATGCACCCTGTACACCTTGTGCTCCTTGCGCTCCTTGGGCACCGACGGCACCTTGAGCACCAGTTCCTGTTGCTCCTTGAACACCTTGAGCACCAGTTGTGCCTTGTGCTCCAACTTCTCCTTGGGCACCGACGGCACCTTGAGCACCAGTTCCTGTTGCTCCTTGAACACCTTGTGCGCCTACATCACCTTGTGGACCAGCTGCACCTTGAGCACCAGTTCCTGTTGCTCCTTGAACACCTTGTGCGCCTACATCACCTTGTGGACCAGCTGCACCTTGAGCACCAGTTCCTGTTGCTCCTTGAACACCTTGTGCGCCTACATCACCTTGTGGACCAGCTGCACCTTGAGTGCCAGCTCCCGTTGCTCCTTGAACGCCTTGTGCTCCTTGTGCACCTTGTGCGCCAATTTCACCTTTGTCGCTAGTTAAACCTTGTGCGCCTTGAACCCCAACTTCTCCTTTACTGCCAACAGCACCTTGTACACCTTGTGCTCCGACATCACCTTTTGTGCCTTTTTCTCCTTTATCGCCAATATCACCCGTGAATGCTGTAGTTTGAATTGTGTTATCTGGAAATTTTATAGCGCCATTAGCATTAAAATCCCATAGACTAGGACCAGCGTTACCACCATTTTGTCCTACTGCTATTCTAACAATACCTGATCCTGAAGTAGGATTAACATATACTGCCGCTATGTTACTAGTGCCGACGTTGTCAATATCTTCTACCCAAAGACTTGATACACCACCATTGCTACCACTTGATATTGATAGTAATGGTAGATTAGGATTTGATTGTAATAATGCAACATTTGATCCAAATACATTTGTAAGACCATTGATTACTAGATTGCCTGGCAATGTTAGATTACCATCTGTGTCAAATGTCCACATAGCATTACTACTATTACCATCATTACTGTTGATAATAACATTACCTGTGTTTGCTAACTTAACATAGAAGTTATCACTACCTAAGAACAACTCGGTTGCATACAAGTTTCCACTTGTCATATGTATATGGTCACCGTCAGCCGCTGTTGGATATATTAATAACTGTTGATTGGCAGTAGTTCCACCTATTGGTTTTAAAGCAATAGCACTAC